CGGGGTGGTGGCTCCTCCCTTCCACCCTGCCACCCCTTAGAGGTGATATATGGCTGAAAGACGCATACCCAGGAAAAAAGGACAGCCCGCTGGCTCTAAAAAGCATAGTGACCTATATACAGATGAAAATCCTAAAGGTACAATAACAGGACTTAAGTTTGCCACTGTTGAAGATGCAAGAGCCTCTGTAAGAAAAATAAAAGCATCAGGTAGAACTCATGCACATAAGACCCAAGCCGCCATAGCTATGGAACAAAGAGCAAGAGTGGCTGGTAAAAAATCTGCCGCTTCTGTATACAGAAAGTTTATAGAAGAACAAAAAAAGAAGACAAAAAAGAAATCTAAGTGATGGATGTCCACCACACAATCGAAGTGGCGTTTTTTTTAGTTATTAGTATGTGGGGCAATACAGGACAGGAATGGGAATACATAGGAAATAAAGTTTTGTTACAACAGGCAATGACACTAGAACAGTGCGAATATCTTATTAATGAAGATATGTGGTTGGCATATTACGCCAATCCGTATTATAAAATAATGATACACTGTCATCCAGAAAATGGACAATTAAATTGAAACTATCCTCTGTTGTGCAAGAAAAGATATCTTCTCTTCCCTCTGATAAGAAACAAGAGATAATAGCTCTTCTAAACGAACTCGAAGAAGCAAAAGACAAAGAACAGTCAAAAGATGACTTCCTGACATTTGTAAAACGTATGTGGCCAGCTTTTATTAGTGGTAGACATCATAAAACAATGGCTAATGCTTTTGAAAGAGTGGCTAGTGGTGAGCTAAAACGATTAATTATCAATATGCCACCTAGACATACCAAGTCGGAGTTCGCGTCTTATTTGTTTCCAGCATGGTTTTTAGGCAAATATCCAGAGAAAAAAATTATACAAACCGCACACACAGCAGAGTTAGCTGTTGGATTTGGACGTAAAGTAAGAAATCTAATCAATCAGGAGGATTTCCAAAATGTATTTTCTGGCATTTCTCTTTCCGCAGATTCAAAAGCGGCTGGAAGATGGAACACAAACAAGAATGGAGACTACTTTGCCATTGGTGTCGGTGGTGCTGTTACTGGTAAAGGTGCTGATGTTCTCATTATTGATGACCCCCATTCAGAGCAAGAGGCGGCATTGGGGGCTTACAACCCAGAAGTCTACGACAAAGTCTACGAATGGTACACATCAGGGCCAAGACAGAGACTGCAACCAGGTGGAGCCATCATCATAGTGATGACAAGATGGTCTACAAGAGACCTAACAGGCCAAATTATCAAGTCTGCTACCCAAAGAGAGGGTGCAGATGAGTGGGAAGTCATAGAATTACCAGCAATTATGCCTTCTGGTGACCCATTATGGCCTGAATTTTGGCCTTTAGAGCAGTTAAACTCACTAAAAGCCGAACTTCCTATCTCAAAATGGTCTGCACAGTACCAACAAGACCCAACTTCAGAAGAAGGAGCGCTAATTAAGCGTGAATGGTGGCAAGAATGGGACAAAGACAGCCCACCACCATGCGAAGCTATCATACAAAGCTGGGATACAGCCTTTTTAAAGACCCAAAGAGCCGATTATAGCGCCTGTACAACGTGGGGAGTGTTCTATTTTCCGAATGAGGATGGTGTAAACCAACCTAATTTGATATTATTAGATGCATATAAGGAAAAATTAGAGTTTCCTGAGCTAAAACGTGCCGCATATGACAAATATTGGGAATATGAGCCTGATCAGATGATTGTAGAAGCAAAAGCCGCTGGTTCTCCGCTTATTTTTGAGCTTAGAGCCATGGGAATACCAGTTACAGAGTTTACACCTTCGCGTGGACAGGATAAGATAGCTCGTGTTAACGCTGTAACAGACTTGTTTGCGTCTGGAGTAATCTGGTGTCCACCAACTAGGTGGGCAGAAGAAGTGGTTGAAGAGTGTGCCGCCTTCCCATCAGGGGAGCATGATGACTTGGTTGACTCAACAACACAGGCTCTACTAAGATTTAGACAGGGCGGTTGGATTAGAAGCGCTATGGATGATTGGGACGATGAAGAACCAATCTACAAAGGAAGAGTCGAATACTACTAACAGGCAGGATGTAATATGGCTATCGAAAAACCAATGTCACCAGCAAATACAAATGAAGAAGAATCTGTACAAGTAGAGGTTGTTAACCCAGATGCAGTTTCAATATCAACAGAGAACGAAACAACTGTAATTGATTTTACTGGAGAGATGGCAGAAGAGTTATTCATGCCAGAACATGATGCTAATCTGGTTGAGTTTATAGAAGATGGCGATTTACAAAACATGGCATCAGAGTTAGTGGATGACTTTCATTCAGACAGGGAGTCTAGAAAAGAATGGTCAAGAAGCTATGTTAAGGGTCTAGACCTTCTGGGGATGAAGATAGAAGAAAGAACACAGCCATGGTCTGGCGCATCTGGTGTGTTTCACCCTGTGTTGACAGAATCTGTTGTCCGTTTTCAGGCACAGGCAATGGGAGAGATATTCCCAGCATCTGGGCCAGTGAGAGTAAAAATAGTAGGAAAAAGAGACCAAGACAAACTCGAACAGGGACAACGTGTAGAAAACGAGATGAACTATCTCTTAACAGAAGAGATAACTGAATATCGTGAAGAAACAGAACAAATGCTGTTTCGTCTTCCATTGGCTGGTTCTTCCTTCAAGAAAGTATATTATGACCCAATCATGGAGCGACCATGTGCTATGTTCGTTCCAGCAGAAGATTTTGTAATATCCTATGGTGTATCTGATTTAATGACTGCGCCTCGTTATACGCACATAATGAAGAAAACACCTAACGAGATAATAGAACTACAGGTAAATGGCTTTTATGCAGATGTAGAACTTCCTACACCAGAGCCAGACATATCAGACATACAGGAAAAGTATGATGAGATAGATGGTGAGACAGCCGTCATAGAAGAAGATGACCGACACACCATACTGGAGATGCACGTTGATTTAGATTTACCTGAGCCATTTAATGACCCAGATGGTATCGCAAGACCCTATATCGTCACCATAGATAAATCGAGCCTAACTATCTTGTCTATCAGAAGAAACTGGTACGAAGAAGACCAGAAGAAACGTAAAAGACAACACTTTGTACATTACCGATATTTGCCAGGTTTAGGCTTTTATGGCACAGGTCTAATACATTTAATCGGTGGTTTAGCAAAAAGTGCAACTAGTATCTTAAGACAGCTTATCGATGCTGGTACATTATCAAATTTACCCGCTGGATTAAAAGCAAGAGGTCTTCGCATCAAGGGTGATGACTCTCCTCTAATGCCTGGTGAGTTTAGAGATGTAGATGTTCCTGGTGGTGCAATACGCGATTCTATTGCTTTCTTGCCATACAAAGAGCCATCTGCCGTGCTGTATCAACTATTGGGTAATATTGTGGATGAAGGAAGAAGAATCGGTTCTGTTGCAGATATGCAAGTGGGTGATTTAAATCCACAAGCGCCTGTGGGTACAACACTGGCACTCATGGAAAGAAGCATGAAGGTAATGTCAGGTGTACAGGCAAGACTACACGCATCTTTAAAACGAGAGCTACGTTTGCTTGGTAAAATAATAAAAGATTACATGGGTTCAGAATACTCGTATGAGTTAGATGGAGACTTCGACAGAAAAAAAGATTTTGATGACAGAGTAGATATCATACCTGTATCAGACCCAAATGCATCTACTATGTCGCAAAGAGTGGTGCAGTATCAGGCCGCTATGCAGTTAGCACAACAAGCGCCTAATCTATACGATATGGGTAAACTACACAGACAGATGCTAGAAGTGTTGGGAATCAAAGATGCCGAACAAATAGTAAAACTACCAGAAGATGTAAAAGCATCAGACCCAGTAACAGAAAACATGGCTATATTAAAACAAGAGCCTGTAAAAGCATTTAAGTATCAAGACCATGAGGCACACATACAAGTACATATATCTGCCGCACAAGACCCTAAACTACAAGAAATAGTGGGTCAGTCTCCATTTGCTGGAGCCATACAATCTGCTATGTCGGCACATATAACAGAACACGTTGCTTTCCAATATCGCAAAGAAATCGAAAAGCAACTAGGTGTTTCTATGCCAGATGAAGAACAGCCATTACCAGAAGATATTGAACTAGAGATATCTAGACTAGCGGCTCAGGCATCAGAAAAACTTCTAAATAAGAATCAAGCAGAGGCGGCACAACAAAAAGCTATGCAACAACAACAAGACCCACTTACACAAATTCAACAGCGTGAGTTAGCTCTCAAAGAAAAAGAATTTGAACATAAGAAGAATCTTGATATTGCTAAGCTACAGTCAGATACGCAAGCTAAGATGGGCAATATAGAAGTACAAAGAGAGCGCATAGAATCTGAGGAGAAGCGAGAAGGCGTGAAGATAGGCGTTCAGGTAGCTTCAGAACAAAATCAAAACTTACGAGAGGATATCACACAGGGTATAGAAATAGCCCGTGAGATAAATAGAGAAATAAACGATGCAACTAATAAAAGAGAAGATTAGAACTTATATGAATGATATTGCTGATCATATGGCTAGTGGGGGTTGTCAAAACCATGAAGAGTATACTAGGCTAGTTGGTAAAGTAGAGGCATTAGCCTTAATAGAAAGAGATATATTAGATTTGGAGAAAAAATTAGAAGAAGACTAACTCTTCCATTATTAAAATAAATAGTATATAACATTAAAAAGGCCAATCGAGCATAGCTCGCAAGGTACTGTGAACCTAAATCACTGCAAAGGAAACAGATGTATTCTGCAACAAAGAAAGTCGATGAACAAGTCGCAAGAAAAGTCCCAGAACCCACTGGGTATAAACTCCTGATAAAACCACTTGAAGTCAAAGAAAAAACAGATACTGGTGTATATATGCCAGATTCTTTGAAACAAGCCGAAACAACAGCATCTGTATTAGGTTTTGTTGTTAAAGCTGGCCCCGACTGCTATAGGGACGAAGAAAGATTTCCTAATGGCCCATATTGCAAAGAGGGTGATTTTGTTATATTTCGGTCTTATTCTGGCACAAGGTTTAAGATTGATAAACAAGAGTTTCGTTTAATCAATGATGATACTGTAGAAGCAGTTGTCGATGACCCAAGAGGATATACAAGAGCATGAATGAAGTAGCTGAAAAAGCAGAAGTGCAAGAAACAGAAGGCCAACTAGAGTTGGAAATTATAGATGATACTCCTGTAGAGGATAAGGGCAAGCCCCCTCGTTCAGAAGAAGCGCCTGTACAAGTGCCAGAAGATGATGAAATATCTACATATGGTGAAAACGTACAAAAGCGTATAAAACAGCTAAAATACGAGTATCACGAAGAAAGAAGAAAAAAAGAAGAAGCCTCTCGTCTTCAAGAAGAGGCAGTTTCTTATGCTAAAAAAATACATGAAGAAAACCAAAAGCTGAAAAAAACCTTAGCTGAGGGAGAAGGTGTATTAGTTGAGCAAGCAAAAGGAAGAGTTGAGGCACAGTTAGAAAAAGCCAAGAAAGAATACAAAGAGGCTTATGAGACAGGTGACCCAGATAAACTTCTAGATGCTCAAGAAAAATTATCTAATCTGCAAAATGAAAAATACAGAGTAGATACATATAAACCTAAAAAGATTGAAGAAGAAAGTTTTAAAGCACCAGAGGTCAAACAAGAACAAAAAGTAAAAGAGCCTGACCCTAGAACAAAACAATGGGCTGATTCTAATCCATGGTTTGGAGATGACACTGAAATGACAGGCTTTGCATTTGGTGTCCATGAAAAACTAATTAAAAATGGATATGACCCTGTTAAAGATGGTGATAAGTATTATGACGCTATCGATGAAGCAATGCGAAAGCGTTTCCCAGACAAGTTTGATGAGCAAAAGAATGAGGAAGAAGCACCTGTTCGTCAAACTGGTTCCGTGGTTGCCCCCGCTAATAGGAGTGCAAAAAAACCACGCAGAGTGCAACTAACCTCAACACAAGTCGCCCTCGCAAAGCGACTTGGTATTACACCAGAGCAATATGCCGCGCAACTCTTGAGGGAGAACTCTAATGTCTAATAGAACCCCACGCAACAATGAGACTCGTGAAAATGTATCTCGTAAAAAAACCTGGCAAAGACCGACCATGTTACCGACCCCCGAACCACGCGAAGGTGTAGAATATCGCTGGATTCGCACATCTACTTTGGGTCAGAGTGATAACACCAATGTGTCGTCTAAATTCCGTGAGGGCTGGACACCAGTGAAGGCTAAAGATCATCCTGAATTGCAAGTAATGCCCGATATCGATTCTCGATTTGAGGGTAATGTTGAAGTTGGAGGCTTGCTACTTTGTGAGAACTCTACAGAATACGTTCAATCTAGGCGCGAAGCGCATGATGAAATGAACGCACAACAGATTAATTCGGTAGATAATACCTATCTACGTCAATCTGATTCTCGTATGCCACTCTTACAACCAGAGAGGTCTACGAAAACTTCGTTTGGTAAGTGACCATAATGTGGCGCTTACTGTTTTGTTAATGGCTTAATTAGAAGGAGAAGTGATATGTCTTCAACAGCCGCTCCCTTCGGTCTGCGCCCAATAACTCGTGCAGGGTCTGGTTCTCAGGAAGTCTTCCGCCAGTACCCAATAGCCTCAGGCTATGGCACAGCTATCGCTCAAGGCGATATTGTGCAACTAGTCAATGCAAGTAATGCAACGACTATTGAGAAGCAGTCTGGAACAGGTAGTTCCGCAATAGACCTTTGTGGAATTTTTATGGGATGTTCTTTTACAGACCCAAATACTAACCAGTTGACATTTAGCCAGCTATATCCAGCAAGCACAGCCGCTTCTGATATCATGGCTTATGTCGTAGATAACCCAACAGTAGAATTTGTCATCCAAGCAGATGGCTCTTTTGCAAATACCAGGGATATCTATGGTAAAAACTGTACTCTAGTACAAACAGCGCCTAATACTACTTTAAAAATTAGTCGTGTTGCACTAGACGCTTCAGAAATCGCTACAACAAATACAGATCCTATTAGGATTCTAGATTATTTGGGTGGCGACCAAGGTGATGAGAAGGGTTCTGATTTTCCACTTCTTGTCTGTAAGTTCAACTACCATCAGTTGACTACTGCAACTGGTTCTAGCTAAGGAGAATAGATAATGGCTATTACACGCGCCCAACTCCTCAAGGAACTTTTGCCTGGTCTAAATGCATTGTTCGGTCTTGAGTATGAAAAGTACGAAAACGAACACGCTGAGATTTACGAAACTGAAAACTCAGATCGTAGTTTTGAAGAAGAAGTAAAGCTATCTGGTTTTGGAGCCGCTCCAGTAAAACCAGAAGGTTCAGCGATTGCATTTGATAATGCACAAGAGTCCTACACAGCTCGTTACAACCATGAAACAGTTGCAATGGGCTTCTCTGTAACCGAAGAAGCTATGGAAGATAACTTGTATGATGCGCTATCAGCACGTTATACAAAAGCTCTTGCCCGTGGTATGGCTTATACCAAACAGGTAAAAGCGGCTTCCTTGTTAAATAATGGTTTCACTACCTTCAACTCTGGAGATGGTGTAACTTTGTTTAGCACTTCTCACCCAACTGTAGCTGGAGGCAATAATGCCAATAGACTAGCTACTAATGCGGATTTGAATGAAACTTCTTTAGAGCAAATGGTAATCGATATTGCCGCTTTCGTTGATGAGCGTGGCCTGTTGATTGCGGCTCGACCAAGAAAGCTAATCGTTCCCCCTGCATTGATGTTTGTTGCAACTCGTCTATTACAGACAGAATTGCGTACTGGCACAGCAGATAACGATTTAAATGCTCTTCGTTCAAATGGTTCAATACCAGAAGGCTATCGTGTCAATCACTACTTGACTGACGCAGATGCGTTCTTCCTTACAACTGACGTACCAAACGGAATGAAGCATTTCGTGCGTACACCAATGGCAACATCTATGGATGGTGACTTTGATACAGGTAACGTTCGTTATAAGGCTCGTGAGCGTTATAGCTTCGGTGTTTCAGACCCACTTGGTATCTATGGTTCACCAGGCGCTTAAGAACGTCTGATTGTACTATGGTACAAATTTTTAAAGGAGCGGCTTTTAAGTCGCTCTTTTTTATTGTATAATGAATTAATACCTTGACAGCTTTATGCTGACACTAGCCAAGACAAGGAGATTAATATGGCTCGTACTACCTTTTCAGGCCCAGTTGTATCTAACAACGGGATGACAAATTCAGGTTCTGGCTCTGTTGTAGCCATTGCCGCAGAAGACACAACCCTTACATTTGCCGCTCATGCTGGTCGCATCTCTGAAATAAATGATGCAGATGGTGTGATTACATTGCCTACCATCAC